CGGCACCTAACTTGTAGAAGGGTCTTAAGTGACCTAAAACATCATACAGGTGAGTATCATGATCAACAAAAGCAGAAGTATCTCCCCTATTTTGGGAGACCTCAATGGAATGTATTATGGTGGGACAATGATGCGGACAATATACAGTTTACCAGTATATTCCACGTCAGAATTCCTCCTAGCTCGTTACTTGCTAGGAAAATCGGTTGCCAACGTTTATCTGGCTTCCGCACCTACTGACCTTGGTGGTCAGTCATTTACTTCTTCAGAACGTAAACTGCCTTACTTCAACTCTTGCACTAATTTGAAGAGTTGGCACTTGAACCTGCCATATACTTGTATATACAGGAACTATGCCTATTGGAGTGGCAATTATTACTGGGATCGCGCGTTTTTCCGCGACCCTCAGTGGACCGGCTTAGTACCACAAGCTGTTCCGTTTACGGACTGGTCCTCGCTAATATCTGCGAGGAGCTCGGCATGGTCGGCAATGCAACCAAGGTTCCAAGGCGAAATCTCTATGCTCAACTTCTTGTTCGAGCTAAAAGATTTTAAGTTCTTGTTGCGACATGCCCTGCGATTTAATTACAGGGACTTAGCGCAAAACTTTCGTCGTCTGAAGACCTTTATGCATCGTGTAGCGAGACAAGTGTATCGCGATCACGGGACCAAGGCTTCAACACCGATTAAGATGTTGAAGTACCTGAACCTGTCGACTAAGGTGTTAGCAGAAATGCATTTGACTAAGGAGTTCATGATAGATCCGACAATATCGGACGTCATGAAGATTCACGCCCAAATGGGCGAGATTGTTCGCGATAAGCAACGTGAATTCTTTGAACGAGGAAAATCCGTTCAAACGAGTCATTACTCTTATGAAATTGAAAAGAGTGAGTCTCTATATCAGTCTTCCGATAATAACTATCGGTACAAAACTGGTACAATTTACGAGGCAAAATTTACCGCAACCATGTCGTACACATATGAGTACGCCATGCGCTCCGAAGTTGATGCACTCCTCACTTACTGGGGACTAGTACCTAATGCCAAGGCTTTATGGGACATGATTCCATTTAGCTTCGTTGTCGATTATTTCATCGGCATCGGTCGATCATTAGATGCTGCCAGGAAAGATCCAAACGTCGATTTTAGACTCAATCAATATTGCGAGTCTACGTTAGTGTCCTCTAAAGGAGGGCGCTTTACGAGCGGCGATCCTGGCATTGCTGGATGGGTCATCAATGGTGATTATTATCCCGGCGATACCGAGCATATCCATTTAGCAGGATATACCAGCACAGCCTATCAGCGTCGATTAGTGAAACCTAATAAAGGTTTGCCACTACCGGAAGTTAAGTTGCCTTCTATTGGGCAGCGTACTAACCTAATCGCGCTCTTAAGGTGTTTTATGTGAGGTTACAAGTTAGTTAAGAAACAACCACGACTTCACTCCCGCATTCCGCGGCGTAATACTACCACGATACGGTATTTATAATAATAGGAGTAAAGACCATGGGCATGTTCCCAGTACCTCTTGTCGCAAATGACGGAACAGACGATCACAACTACTACTATCGCGGTCAGGTCAATGACCCCCGCTCTAAAGTAGGAGAATGGATCGAAACTGCTGCAGAAATTGCTGCAGAACCTTTAGTCGTAGTAAAACACGACCTTAGGTCCTCCGTACCGCGCCACCTTGTATCTTCCAAGATCAATGTGGAGCCCGCCGCAAATGCTGACGGCGTACTTCTTCCGATCACGATCAACACGACTATTACGGCTAACAAAGCCTTTTCAGTCGCGGAGCTCGAATTGGAATTCACCAAGCACTTGGATGTGCTCGGTACCACAGATCTAATAAAAAGCCTCAGATCCGCAATGCTTGGTTAAGCAAAGGGGGTCGTTATGGCTAATAAAAGGATCATGGAGATGTTCCTCCGTCTACTTGTTAAAGTGATAGAGGGAATAGCCTATGGCTGGATGGAGAGATGCGAAAAAGACAACGCACCCACCATGAAAAGCCAATTGGCAGGAGTAAGCTCCTTAAGAGAGCTTTATCACGTGATGAGAAGGAGAAAATCTTCTTCCAGCATTACCTCACTTGTAGCGGCGATGTTCGCCGTTATCTCGTATGTATGCTTCGTGATATATTTCATCTTCTACAGTTAAGCTTTACTGACTACTCCATGGATGAGGCGACATTACTGCGTCGCTTTGACCACGAAGGTTTGAGTTTTGCTACTCAGACCCTCCCAAGCCTCTTTAATAGCTTACTTAGCTATCTGGAGACGGGAAAATCCTCATACCCTGGGTTTAAATTGGACCCAGGACGGAAACACCCCGCATTTTTGCGGCAGCTATTCCGTAGGATTTATCAGGTCAGTGAAGAAAGGGTCAGGTGCACAGAACTATTATATCAATTCTGTGTAGCCTTCAAAAAATTGAAGGGTCCCTACAAACAAAGTGTACTGCGCAAGGAGTTGCGCGAATTTGTCGACACAGATATCGAACTAAGATATCTGGATTTTAAAACTGAGGCTGAAAAGCCCATTTTGGATTCTGCACGCGGAATATGTAAGGAAGTTCTCAAGGGTTTATCTCTTGAAGACCAGCCTGCATTGTTCGTCCCCAGACCGGGGCCAGGTGCAACAAATACTCCACGACAAAATGACGAGCGTTTTCGACCGCATGTCATGTACACTAAACTCAACGAGATATTCCCTTATGAGGAGTGGTTTTATACCCCTCATCCTTGGGATCTCGTAGTCGAAAGATCAAGGTTTATGCGCTTAGAAAAGCGTGAAGCCCCAACCTCCCGGTTTAAGTTTGTTAATAAAACATTCTCCAAGCCAAGAGGTATATGCATTGAAGAATTGGAAACACAGTGGCTCCAACAGGCAGTTAAAAAGGCCTTATACGAGACCATGGAAGATCACGTGGAAACACGTGGTCACATAAATTTCCGTGATCAGAGTATAAATGGAGAATTGGCACTACGTTCCTCGAAAGACAAGTTCTATGCGACCATAGATATGAAGGCCGCTAGTGACCGTGTCTCCCGGGATTTGGTGTCATACCTTGTTCAGGATAACCGTGAATTGCATGATGCAATAATGGCTCTTTCTGTAGAGGTAATTGAGCTCCCTGATGAAATTGGCTTTGTAGAGCAATTTCCGTGCGCAAAATACGCACCTATGGGATCCGCACTATGTTTTCCGATCATGTCGCTTGTGCATTACTCACTGTGCAGAGCGATAATCAGGCAATCGCAGGCATCACTCTCAGACTCTAAAGACGTATATGTTTACGGTGACGATATTATCGTCCCTTCGCATTGCGCCCAAGCTATTTACGATTGGTTACCTCGTTTCGGTATGAAACTTAACACCGAGAAGAGCTATTTCCGATCTAGCTTTAGAGAGTCATGTGGTGTCCATGCCCTTGAGGGCAAAGAAATAACTCCAGTATACTTTAGAAGTATACCTCGTTACTCCTCACGTAATGACGTACTTATCTCTTCCTTAATATTGGAAGGGAAGCTTTACAAAAAAGGCTTCCATGAAACAGCACGTTGTTTACGCACCGCACTTCGTAAGGTTAAAAGGTTTAAGATTGGCATGTTGCCGATTGTAAGACCGAATTCGCCTATCCTTGGTTGGATTAGGGATGACGCGGATGCGCCAAGCCACCGGTATTACCCGTGTGGAAAACGGCGTTACAACGAAGATCTGCAACAATTCGAGTACAAGGTGAGGGTGATCAAGCCTCGGTTAGATCCTCTTCCTCCTTTACCTGAAATTGAAGGTTACCTGCGTAAGCTCGTAACCTTGGCAGATGATGCCAAGATCGTGAGTGGTTCTTGTTTGGATCTTGTGATCCATTACAAGTGGTTACCTGAATCAGCATTCTAGACAGGTGTAAGAATGCGACCAACACGGTAACCCGGAGCGAGTGGGC